GCATCTCTCCATGGGCGTCAGCCCATTGACCCGATACCTCTCAGTATCGAGACAACCGCGCTTGACCAGCGCGGCCACTCACCCGGCAGTAACGCCGGGAGGGAACGGATGGAGGTCACCACGAAATGGCTTAGGCCACGCCATGGTCTTGGATGAAAATCCATGTTCACATGAGACGTCGAGTCCCATGCTGCAACACATCCGCGCACCCGGAAATAACGAGAACCACGCTTATTCCTAAGCGTAATAACGTTTTCCGAGAAGCTCCCATGAAGCAAGCACACGGCGAGTCCATACTCATTGAACCCGCGAGGCTTACAACCTTTCGGTGTACTCAATGCATCGCCCGTGAAACGAATTTTCGGGGCATTAGGCGCCCACCGCTGATAAGCGATGGGCCCTTTTGTAGCCCGGCGTTTCACACTCATTGGCAATGCCTCGAATGGCACCTTAATCCCAGCATCATCGGAATCCAAGAATGGAACCATGACGATTGGGACAGACCTGCAGAGGCGAGCCAGTGTTCGCTCAACTTTAATTGAGTGGAGTGCCGACCAACGTACGAGTCTATTGATTAGGGAGAACCGTGAACCGACAGAGCGCAGCGTCTTGCAATAGATGCCGCGGATATCGGAACCTGCGAAGTAATCAACTCCGCAAGATTCACGGAAAGAGCCCTCGTTAAAGGACTTATCACGATTCACCACGAAACCCAGGAGTTCTAAATTCAGCACGACACGGTTGTACGCCTCGCGGCGCACAATTATGTCATCACCGAATACCCCGTAATTATCGCCAGCACCGTCACACCGCTTTTTAATCGGTATGCCGAGCTGTTGGTACGTCGCAATAACGACACCCGCAAACAAGATTGTCTGCAGTGGGAACGTAAAACCGTTTCCCATAGTGCTTATCATGTGTAACTCGCACATCGTTTTGTCCGGAAGGACAACACGGTGTGACCTTAGCGCCCACAGCCAAGTAAAAACTTCCTGCGGTAGTAATTCAGCTAAGAGAGTGTTTGCGAGTGAATCAGAAGCCGAAGACAGGTCAATAGTCCCGAAGGAACCATCAACACTACCTTCACAACACAGAAGCTTATTAACTTCCGGCTGTTTCGAGGTGTCAACCCCGAAATGCCTTAACCTTTCGGTAAGGAGACTTCCGAGCCCGAGCTGATAAAACATATTCAGACTCGGCTCTACACAGATTGTGCGACTAATGTCCACATTCTTCGGTGCAAAAGAGAGTTTACTCCCACTTACGGTGGTGAACCCATAGGTCTTATCGCGGAATTCTTCCGCCTTCGACCATAGTTCAGAACGACCGCAGAAGCGCGTATAGACGCTCCTAAGAAACCTACTTTCGCTAGTACACGTAAGGGTTGAATCGAAGTGCTTCGTGTAGAAGTCTTCGCCCCTTGCGCCGATGGAGACACCTGGCCCAGCCGCGACGCGATCTTCGATCGCGCTTAGCTGTATGAGGCATCCGACACTCGTCGGGTAGAAAAATCTATAAAGGAACTCTTTCAAGTTCCCAATAAACTCGTCGTCCCATGTATTTCGTTGGGTAGGCAATCTATACCGTCCACACCGGTCATTAACCAGTTTGAACTTCTCTAATGCTGCACGATCGGCCGCTTCCGGAGATACGTCTTCAAATTTCTTGAAGAGGCTCCTAGACAACGAATGAGCTGCGAACAGTCGAGGACTATTACCGTAATCGGGCTGATGCCCGTGGTAACCATAGTCTGATAGATCTTTCAGCAAGAGTTCGTAAAGAGCGGAGGATTCACCATCCATCTGCGTTTACTCCATGAGGTGCTAACAGCACCATAAATGGTCACTGCCTTCCCGACCGCCTCCGACGTTGCCGGGCTTTCGCCCAGTTTCTTAGAGCGGCCGCTAATGCAGGTAAAACAAATACCCACACCAGATCAAGAAAGGAGTCCAAGTTACATCGAGGCGGCGACCAAAGAGTCGCCAAGCCCCGAACTCACCTGGCTCAGCGCGCCAATGGCGGCTGACAGTGCAGCGCGGACGGAGTTCGAGTCGTACGTTTCGGCACCTGCCGGAACGTCCATCTCTACCCGGATAATCATGATTTGCGGCGGCTGATTAGCTGCCACCATGACACCCTTCCGCACGACAACTTTGCTCGTGTTGATCGGATAGGATGTGTACCGCCCGTTGATGCCCAGAGCACCGAGGATCTTAACGACCTTCGGCCTCCAGAACGCAACGGTAAAGGGTGATGTCGCCGAATGCGCAGTAACACCGGTTTGCGTGCCCGAAAGGGCAGTAACAATCCATTGTTTAGCTGCGTTATCCGGCGGTTGATCCGCCCCTACAGTATACCCAGGAGTGGTGAGGCCCGTCTGGGCTCCGCCAGTGATGTTGGAAAGAGAGATAGACATGAGGATGGCCTCGGTTGTTTGTTCCTTTCTGAAGGGAACGGTTAAGCGGTATAAACCGCACGTATTTGTTGTGAACTGCTACGGTATTGCCCTAACAAGGCAGATAACGACAGGGCTCGACTCATACCTGGTATCCTAAAAGCCAAGGAAGGCTGATAAGGAGGAACCAAAGAACGGTTTACCTCTGTAATCATAGTTACCGCGCTACCTATCGCACCGCCTGCAGCCGAAGTACCGAACGGTACACCCGACTGGATCGGCGGAGCCAGGTACATCGCTGAGTGATCTACAGAATAGTCACCCTTGAACGTACCCGACATCCACCTCACAGCAGCTCTATTAAAACAAGCTGCTTCGAGTATATCTCCTATGTTGAAGAACATGTCGACAACGAAGGACAACGGAATCAATTCCCATAAACTAGGAACAAAGTCATGGAGCGTTAGCCCCATGTTCTGCGCTAGTGCCGGGAACGACCCATCAGCCTCCCAGGAGACCTCACCTACAATTCGATATGAAGTTTTAGATTTCTCCACATCAGTCTGTAGCCAATTGCAGCCACTACCGAGACCAGCTATGTAGGCGGGACCAAGCGTACGCGAAGTTTCCTTCGACGCAGAGGCATTGATCCGTTTATAGCAGGTCCCGATGGCCGCGAATGTTTCGGCTAGCGCTTTCGCGCCGGCTTCGACATCATTGACAAGAGGAACCCAACCAAACAAACCTTCCAAATAGGATGAACGAATCACCCCAGTAATGGATTTAGCTCGCTGATCGGACCCTCGGTTTCCGCGTCTTCGCTGCCTAACCTTGCGTGGTAAACGCTCGAGATAGGAGGTAAGACTCTCAAGGAGAGCCTTAGCAGGACTACGGATGAGACGAAGAGTCTCGCCAAGCTCACCGGCACTTACGAGCGATTGCATCGATCGCAGTTCCCGGTTCGCTTTCTTGACAAAACTTTCGTACGCTCGAGCGGTAAGATCATCATCGGAGGGTGAACCTGGCGAAGGCCAGGTAAGGACAGTCAATAATTGACCTGTCCAAACAGTTTGATAACTAGGTTGTCCTAGCACGTCATTCTCCTCAAAGGTCACGCTCCCAGGATAGACTTTCACCTTACGTTTCGACGCCGAATAGGCAGTCGTCGCGTTCTGGTGTTTGCGTATCTGGTCTACGTGAAGAGGATTTTCTATGCCTGTCTGTACGTCCGTCCAGGTCATCACTGACTCGGATGGCGTATCAAAGACAGAACCAGTCTTGAGATCAATCTCAGACTTTGTATAGAAAAATGACATGCTGACGTCTTTAGTCGTCATAGTACCTCACGATAATTTGATAGGTGGAACACGGGTTTTCAAGGCCCGTGCGCCACCAGAGAGGCGGTCTCAGACCCCCTTACCCTAAATGGTATTACTACCACATGGGTTCTAAGCATTGTAAGATTGACGTCGGTGCCAAGGTATTGCAGTCGAATGCAAATACCCGGACAGACTTTCCTCCATACTTTTGCTTCGAGGGAGGCCGAAAGGCC